GGGCCGCACATCGGGTGGCAACACCCTACAGGAGGTGCTGCCATGCCGAGCACGGCCTACACCCGCAGGCTGATGGCCGCCTTCCCACTGGTGTCCGCGGCTTACCGAAGAATAATTACGGAAGCCGTGGACAGGTGGGTCCACGCCTCGGGCTTCGACTGGACGAAAGAGCGGGTTTCTGCTCTCGTCCAGTGGTTATTGAAGCTCCGAGCCGGGGAGAACCCCAGCAGGCCCCCCTGGTGGTCCGACCGATATCTCCGTTATGCGGAGAGGGTCGCCACCAGGGCCCCGTTCGAGAAGTTTCTCCAACTCGTCCAAGCCTGGCGGACGGCTTTGACCGCCTATGGCGGTCTTAAGACCGTCCCATCCAGGAAGGACGTGGAGAAATTCGAGCGGGCTGTTGGGACGGCTCGCATCCTCACGGTGCCTCTACCCTCGGGGCGCATCCTCGAGATTGACACCGAAGACTGGAGGGCCCGGTTTCCGTTCCGGGCCTACTTCGGCGTCTCTCCTCGAGATGTGCTCCCCGAGGTGAGGATCCAGAGGCAGATCCTCCCCAATAACCCGCTGTCCTTGAAGCTCACCGACGGACGAGGTAATTACACTCCCGTCGGTGAAGAGCTCTTCAAGGACGCCTGGTGGGTCATGCAGGATCATATCCTGCATCCACCAGGAACCGTGCCAGCCTACTGGCCAATGCTCCCGGTACTTCCGGACTTTCGTCCGGCTCCGGGATCGGTCAGGGCGCACGGAGCGGTTTATTGCCGGGTTCAGCCTGATGGGAAAGCCCGGTTCTACTATGCTCCCCCGCGCTGGTTGCAATTCCTGCTGGACCCCTGGGCGCGGGAGTTATACTCCCAGCTCAGGCGCATCCCGCAGGATTTTACTTACAACCAAGCCGCGGGAGCGGAGCGTGTGGCGGAATGGCTCAAGGCGGGAAGGACTGTTTGGTCCTTCGACTTGAGCTCCGCCACAGACCGGTTCCCACTGGCAGTGACCCGGACGGTCCTGTGGTCCCTCTCGAGTAGAGGGAACAGGCCGTGGGTAGATCTGTTCTGCTGGATCTCGAGGCTTCCCGCTCGGGCGGCCTATCCCGGGGCCAGCTCAGAGGTGATCCGCTGGAAGTGCGGGCAGCCTTTAGGGACTGTCCCGTCCTTCGCAGCGTTCGCCCTCTCTCACCATGCGGTGGTGAGGGCCCTCTGGGCTCGGCTTGGCGGCGATCCGAGGGAAGCTCCCTACTGCATAGTAGGGGACGACCTCGTGATCGCCGACCCGAGGCTGGCGGAGGCTTACCGAGACTTCTCCACTTCAGTATTAGAAGTGGAGATCTCGGAGCCGAAGTCCCTCGCGGGGAGGCTAGGCGAGTTTGTAGGGAGGCTCATTGCCCCAGACGGTATAGGGTTCAAGCTCAAGGCTCCGAGGAGCCTTGATCACAGAACCCTTGCAGCCTACCTCTCCCTAATCGGGAGTAGGGCGCTGCGCGTCTGGCGGCAATCCCTACTCAGGGACTTGATCGCACTTATTCCTCGGGAGAACTACCCGGGAACCAACCCAGGTGGTATCCCGAAGGAATATGTGGATAAGTTCCTGGTAGAGTACTTCGCGCTTGAGCGCGAAGTAGAGCCTCCCCGGGTCTACGCGGTGGACCCTGAACATACTGTCAGGGCTCGTATAGAGCCTCTGTACAGTATGTCAGTGGTCCTACCGCGCGACCCGACCGCCACCGAGCGGGAGCCGCGAGGCTCCGCTTCGTGCGGGCCGGGCGGAGCGCCGATCGACTCTCCTTATAGAGAGTCGAAACTGGCGTCCGACCGTTCCCCCGGCTGGCTCCGCCGAGTTCGAGAGGCCGCTCGTAGATCAGGTATAGACCTGATCTGGCGCCTCATCCGACGCGGCAGATGGAGCCGGCGTGGTGGCGGCCAGGGCCCTGAGGCCACATGACCGCGAG